TGATCGCGCTGCGAAAAAGATTGCTGACGTGTTAGGTAGAGTTCCCGAGAAGGCAGACTTTAAGGTCTGCTTCGGCCCGGGGTCTACGACCCAAATCAAAAAAGAAGAGGCGTGCGTCAGTATAAAGCTTGACGCCACCCCTTGCTGTGGACGTAACTTCAGCGTGCGGTCCTTGGGCGGCTGGCTTGAAACTATGCCGGCCTACACGGACCTTCACACGGATCTCGAAGGTTTTGTTGACTTCGAAGTCCACGATGCACGTTTGGAGTTTGTGCCGAAATCCGCTAAGACGTACCGAGCGATTTGTGTCGAACCGGCCTTCAACGGGCTTGTTCAACTCGGCATCGGCAAGTACATCGCCGATCGTCTTAGACGTGTTGGGGTAGATATTACCGACCAGGAGCGCAACAAGACGCTGGCAAGGTTGGGAAGTATCCATGGAGGATTAGCAACCCTCGACCTCAGTAGTGCGTCAGACACCATCTCGCAGGGGCTTGTTTCATACCTCCTGCCGGTGGATTGGTACCTTCTGCTTTCGGAGGTCACGAGTAGCCACGTTTCATACAAAGGCTATAGTCTTGCGCTCCAGAAGTTCTCGTCGATGGGGAATGGTTTTACGTTCCCGCTTGAGACCCTGATTTTTTGGGCTCTTGTTACATCAATCGATGAGTGTGACTACTCCTGGAAATCCGGCGACATCAGCGTGTATGGAGACGATATCATCGTTCCCCAGCATGATGTCGAGGGAGCTCTTTCTATGCTCTCCTGGGCCGGCTTCGTCATTAACCATGACAAGTCGTTCTGGACCGGGCCCTTCCGTGAATCTTGCGGAGGGGATTACTACGTCGGCACCGATATCACACCGGTCTTCTTGAAGGACCGGCTTTCTACTGAACTCCTATTCAAATTCCACAACGCATTCGTGGAAAGGGGTGATGCAGAAGCTGCTTCACTTGTGCTCGACTACATAGGCGAAGAAGTTCGTCTATGGGGTCCCGCCGGTTTCGGCGATGGCCACCTTGTCGGGGCCTGGCACCCTTGGCCTTGCAAGCCAAGTCCGTTCTTCCTTGAAGCAAGGAACGGGTGGGCAGGTGTAACGTTTCAGACGTATGCGTGGAAACCCAAACGCGACAAAACATCGCGCGCTAGCGACCACGCTACCGCTCTTTATCAGATTTACGCCCGGGAGGGCGCGTCTGATGCAGACCTGACGCGGCTGTCTGATGTTGGAACTCCGACCACGGTCGAGGGTACACCAATATCTGCGCTGCCTGGAAAGCAACGCTACAAAAAGATATCGATCTA